TTAGGCAGATTGACAACCGCTCTGCTGTGCGGTGTAGAGCCTAATCTACTGTAAACATCGCCTTTTACAGGCGCACAAACTCGTCCGGCACAAGATAGCCGCCCTCTGCGTCTGTGCCAATGTGCAAATCATCGTGGACATCGATCCAGTTGCGGTTTCTGATGCTGTTCCAGAATGCTTTCTTGTAAGTGTCGCTTGCTGTACCTATCTTTTCCGTTACATTTGGTGTGGCAGGCTTGCCGAGAACAGGAGTGGAAGTTGCCTTATTCATTTCTGCTTCGATTTCAGCCTGTCGTTCCAGACGCTGAATTTCTTTGCCAAGGTCAACAATGGTCTGCTCCATCGCATCGTAGGTCTTGGAATCTTCCTCGCTGAGAACGCCGTTTGCATTTCTCTTGCTGTCGAGAAAATCACGGGCAGTGTCCCAAGCCTTCTTTCTCTTTTCTCTGAGTTCTTTAATCGTCATAATCAATTCCTCCAATCAATATTTCAAAAGTGCCAGTCTTTTTTCAAGCTGGTCAATTGGTGTGCCTGTAACGGATTCTGCCGATGCAGATACTTTGGATAAGAATGCAGATAGATTCTTCGATTTGGAATAGGTCATTGCGGTAAGAGAATCTTCTTTTTCAGGTTCTTCCTCATTCAGTTCATTTTCCTTTTCAGGAACGGACTTTTTATTATCTGCAAAGAGAATCCCGTCCACAAATCCCATTTCATGAGCCTTTTTTGCATTGAGCCATGTTTCATCGGACATCAGCTTTGCGATCTTGTTTCTGCTGAGGTGGGATTTGGTTTCGTAGGCATTGATGATACTCTCTTTGACTTCATCAAGCAAGATGATAGCTTTTTCCATATCTGCCTTGTTTCCCATAGCACAAGTGCTGGGGTCGTGAATCATCATTAGGGCAGTTGGTGCAATCAAGGTTTCATCACCTGCCATTGCAACGACAGATGCCGCCGATGCTGCAAGGCTGTCAATTTTAACGGTAATTCTGCCTTTATGATTTTTCAGCATAGTGTAAATCTGACTTGCGGCGAACACATCTCCACCCGGACTCGAGATCCAAACGGTAAGATTACCCGGATGTTTGTTCAGTTCGTCTTTAAATAACGCAGGGGTCAGTTCATCACCATACCATGTGCTGCTTGAGATTGGTCCCTCAAAATACAGCTCTGTTTCTGATGTCTCTTCATTTTTGATAAAATTCCAGAACTTATCCATTTTCATCGCCCTCCTTTTTCTGTTTTTTATCTGAATAGGCAATTCCTGCATCGCGGAGGCGGCTCATCGAACCGTTACAAAGATACAGGTTTCCACCTTCCTCCTCAGAAATCATATTCATATCTTCAAGTTCTCGGATGTCATTCGCCGACATCCAGCCGTTTTGTCTTGCTGTAGCATAGCCCTGCATTCTGGAAGCATAATCGCCACGCAGAAGTCCGTCTACATTGAACTTCACGAAATACTGTCCTTTTTCCGAATCAGAAAGAAGTGCTTTTTGTAAGGACTGCTCCCATCGAACAATCCAAGGGTCAAGGCTGTATTTGACGAAATCCAATGACAGATGTTCTACGTTACTGAATGTTGCATGGTCAAGGTCGCCAATCATATGAAGCGGCACTCTGTACATTCTTGCAATTTCCTCAATCTGAAACTTTCGTGTTTCCAGAAACTGTGCTTCATTGTTTGGAATTGCAATGGGGGTGAATTTCATGCCCTCCTCTAAAACTGCGACCTTGTGAGCATTTCTTCCGCCATAGGCTCTTTGCCAAGCATCACGCACACGCTCCGGATTTTTGATCACTCCGGGGTGTTCTAACACGCCACTTGGTGAAGCACCATTTCCGAAAAACGATGCCCCATATTCCTCACAGGCAATAGAAATGCCGATTGCATTTTTCGCAAGTGCAATCGGCGAATATCCAACCAGTCCGTCAAATCCTAAACCCGGAATGTGCAGGACTTCATCAGCATAAAGAACGATGTCGCCCTGTTCTTTCAGATTCGGATTTGCCTCATCGTAACGGCTGTAAATATATATCAGGCGGTTTTTCTCATCACGGTCAACCTTTATTTTGTCAGGCATCAAAGGGTATAGCCCTAAAACATCACCTCTGCCGTTTCGGATAATCTGTGCATAGGCATTGCCGTAAATCAGCAGATGTGACATTAAGGTTTCTCGGAAAACAAAAGAAGTCATTTCAGGATTTGGCTGGTCGTGGAGTAAAAAATAAAGCGGATGCTGTGGCACTCGCTCTTTTCCGCTATCGTTGTATTTGTACACATGAAGCGGCAGCTGTGCAATTGCTTCTGACAGAACCCGCACACAGGCATAGACCGCAATATGCTGCAAAGCTGTTCTATCGGTGACTCTTTTTCCTGCATTGCTTCTGCCGAAAAAATATGTGTATGACGGGCTGTCGTAGCTGTTGGTCGGCTTATCTCTGGACTTAAAGAGCCCGCTGAAAATTCCCATAAAAATCAATTCCTTTCAGAGGGTTGTTTTTTTGGTGTGGATGTGGTATACTTAAATATGAAATCGAGTAAATTTTTCGATTAAGTCATATAGCTTAGGAGTAAGATAAATGTGTTTTGAAGATGAATTCATGGATAAGCAGTCGGAAATTATTTCTTTGTACAAAGAAGCAGCAAGTGCTAAATCGGAACTACTATACGTATACATTTATAATGATGATTCCCAGTCTTTAATTGCAAGTGCATACCGTGTTGATGAAAAAGTAGTTGGCAATGTAAAAGCGGGTGTATCCGACGAAATCGATAATAAGATCTATAATATTATAACAGAAGAAATAATGCCGGAATTGAATGAAATTTGCCAAAGATACAATAGAGAGATACCTGTTGTATTTAAATATACATACAACTTAAAAACAGGTTCTTTTGATTCTGAGTATTTGTATGCTAAAGATGTTGCTGAGGATTATGAATGTGGTACTGAAGCTTTGAAATGGATTAAATCGAGATAATTAAAACACCAGCATCTCCCTCATATCATAAACCGACTCATCAGACACACATCCACAGCGAATTGCACGGTCAAGAGCCATGATCATGGCAACCGCACCGTCAATTTTCTCTGTGGATTTTTCTTTGTCCGGCTTGATGTTTCCGGCAGGGTCACGCCTGATGAAAATGTTATCCATCATCCACCGAAGAACCGGGTGACCATTGTGGGAAAGGGTCTGTTCCAGAGTCAGTTTCATCAGTTCCTTGGTCGGTGGACTCATGTCTTTATATCCTTGTCCAAATTGTACCATTGTAAAACCCAGTCCCTCAAGGTTCTGCGACATCTGCACCGCACCCCAACGGTCAAATGCTATCTCTTTGATATGAAATTTCTGTCCCAGCTCATCGATGAAGTTTTCGATAAAACCATAGTGAACCACATTTCCCTCAGTTGTTTTCAGATAGCCTTGCCGTTCCCATATATCATATGGAACATGGTCACGTCTTACTCTAAGGGGCAAAGTTTCCTCCGGCAGCCAGAAGTAGGGCAAAACATAATAATGTTCATCATCTTCAGTAGGTGGAAAGACAAGTACAAAAGCTGTTATATCTGTTGTAGAGGAAAGGTCAAGTCCACCATAGCAAACACGCCCGTCAAGCATCTCTTCATCAAAAGAAACCTTGCATTTGTCCCACTTTTCCATTGGCATCCAACGCACTGCCTGTTTTACCCACTGATTCAAACGCAGTTGCCGAAACGCATTTTCCTCGCCCGGCGTTTCCTTTGCAGAATTACACGCAGCTACCACCTTATCCATACCGATAGTTTTATCAAGGCTTGGGTTTGCTTTTTTCCAGACCTTTGGGTCAGTCCAGTCCTCCGATTCATCCGCACCATAAATGACAGGATAAAAAGTCGGGTCATGTTTTCTGCCTTCCAGAATGTCCTTTGCCTTTTGGTGAACTTCATAGCAGATTGAATTTGTGTCTGTGCCGGCTGTGGTAATCAGGAAATACAAAGGCTGCATTCTGGCATCACCGGAGCCTTTGGTCATAACATCAAAGAGCTTTCGGTTCGGCTGCGTGTGAAGTTCATCGAACACGACCCCATGGATGTTGAAGCCATGCTTGGAGTAGGCTTCTGCCGAAAGCACCTGATAAAAGCTGTTTGTAGGAATGTAGACGATTCGCTTTTGCGATGTCAGGATTTTGACACGCTTATTCAGGGCAGGACACATTCGTACCATATCGGCAGCCACATCA